AACACAAATAAATTTTGGCATTATTTTTTATTGTTCTGCAGCAGTATAGTTACACTAGGTTCCACTGTGGCATGGACTGCTGTGCATTTGAAACATCATAGATTCTCTGACACTGAACAAGATTCACATTCTCCCAAATACAAAGGTCATTTCAAAGTATTCTTTGGATACTTCTTTGATGCTTATGATGTGGAACCAAGATATGCAGCACGACTTTTGAAATATCCTGAACACAAATTTGTTCATAAGCATTATTTTAAATTGTTGTCTTTTTATATTGTATTATTGGCTATTATTAATCCCATACTGATTTTTCCTTTATGGATATTTCCCACAGTATTAAGTGTTATCATGGGCGGCATAGTGAATGTTTTTAATCATTGGAATGGTGAAGTTTCTGACAGTAAATTAATAGCATGGACTGTGGCTGGGGAAGGCTGGCACAAATATCATCACACCAATTCAACTGCTTGGCGTAATCCTTCACCGGATTTATCTGGATTTTTTATTCGACTTATAAAGTCCAATCAATAGGCCATCTGCCGTATTGTTCTAATTGTTGATAGAATATTTCAACGTTTACTTTCCAAATTGTTTGTTCAGTTCCTCTGTAAAACATTTCACCACAGTTTTCCAAACAACCTGTTTTGGCCAATATTGGAGCCCAAGTTCTGTGAACTCTTTGTTGGGTGCCCCAGCTATTTTTATTTGATGTGATATAAAAATTTTTATCTTTGCCTGCCCATTCTATTCCAGCAGTCATAAAAAATTGAGGACTCACATGCTGATGTTCAATGATCCCCGTTCGGGTTCTTACTCTTTTGATTGGCATACGATCTGTGAACGCACAAGATCTCACAGCAATACGAAAACAATTTGGTCCCATTTCATCAAAACTGTGAGCAGCAGTGGTACCGACTATTTCATTGTTATAATAAAGAATCCAAACACGTGAAAGTCTTTCTGTGGAGATACTATCCACCAACGTTTTTTTGCTGTTGTTGTTTTTGAATCCTCTAGATTCTGCTTGAAGATAAAATTCTGTTAAATCAATTGATTCAGAATATGGTACCAATTTGTAAGTCATAAATATTTTTGTCCACAATATTTAACACTAAATATTTGGATGATAAGAGGAATTGGTGGTCAACCATATATTGATTTAACTCCACATTTGGACATAGAAGGTTTCAAGAAATTACATCCTGAAATCTGCAGGGGATTTGCTTTGGCTAGAGAATATGCCAAAGAAGGCACATGGATGTCACCAGGATTTAATCTACAAGACATGAGTTATCAATTGAATTGGAAACCAATTTATCAGGCTGTGAAAGAATATCTTGCACTGCCCACAGATCACCCTATTAGAAAAAATGGTGATGATCTTTATGCCAACATCAAAGATTACCGCACAAGAAATCAATTCACACGCTATCTCAAAGCAGTGTTGGGTGCTAAAGATCCATACATCTATTATTTTTTATGGAATGAAGGTGATTGGGATAATAGAAATTCTGAAAGACATCTCACGGAAGAAAGCAAACATTTTCCTGGAGTGGTCACATGGGTTAAAAATCTTGTGAATCAAAACATAGTGAGTCAAATAGGCAGAGTGATATTTTTTCATTGTGAACATGACGGACAGCCATTTGAACACAGAGACTTAGATGGCAAACATGGTGACTCACAAGGATACAGTGACCATTGCAATGAGTTTATACACATACGTCACAATACTAAAAGAGGATTTTACATTTGGGATCCTAAAACAAAAAACAAAGTTTATATCAATTCAAATGCTGCTTTTTGGAACGATCAAGACTGGCACGGTGGTGAGATCAATCGTGAGCAAGAGTATGGATTGCGAATTGATTGTGTGTTTACAGATGAATTTAGAAAAAAGTTAGGCATAAATCATTTAAAAAACTATTAAGGAGTTTTATATGAACAAGTATCACAGATATTTAAAACTCCCTTTTGAATACCCAAAACCAGATTGTTTTAATCAAAGTTACAGTCATCCCAATATGATTTTTGTTCCAAATAAATTCATTGATCAAAGTATTATAACTTGGATAAAAAATTTTAATCTTAAAGTTTCAAATGTCATTGAAGGGTTTTATACTCCACCCAATGGGGGCAAACTACCCATGCACAATGATACCAGCACAATAAGCAATGCAACAAAAATTAACTTTACCTGGGGACCAACCAACAGCACAACAAGATGGTGGCAAGTCAAAGATGAATCTTTTTTAATTCCAGCTTTTCCAGACAATTCACACATAGAATCTCAAGGTATTGTGCCAGATATAGTTGTTACTAACGCTTTCCAATCTACAGAAGAAAGTTGTAATTTAGTGTGTGAAAAAGTTATTAATAAACCCAGTCTAATGAATGTTGGGCAACTGCATTCCACATACAATCCTGATAACAAACAGGATCGTTGGACATTGTGTTTCACGTTATTAAAATTAAATAATTCTCATCTTCAATTTGACGAAGCATTGGAAATATTCAAAGACATTGCTTATGAATAAAAGAACTATCACTGTTATTTGTCCTAAAGAACAAGAAAAAAGTTATTTTTCTTTTAAAAAACATCATTATTCTAATCATTTAAACATATATCTTAACAATAATTTATTGTTTGAAGGTATAAATGATGCTGAAGAAAACTTGCCTATCACATTAAAAAAAAATATTGATATTGATTACAACACGGTTAATGTATTAAAATTTAACTATAACATAAATTTTAAAGATCCCAGCAAAGAACTTGTGGATGTTTTGTATAAGTTTGAACCCATAAATGATCAATATCATTCTATAAAAACAGAAATAAACAGACACAATTATGTGTTGGGCAGTGAACAATTGGATGACAATTATGAAGTTACAATTAACATAAATGAACACACACATATTTTTGGTAAAAACTATCACCAAGGAGAAACAAAAAACATAAATTTTTTTGATAAAATTAATTTACAACAGCAAGGATTAACGATATCTTTAGATTCAAAAAAAACTTTTCAAAATAACACAGAGACCACGTTTGACCAAATTAGGTTAGAATTACGATAATTATTAACATGTTAAAAGGATTGATACCAGGACAACAGAAACCTACTCATCCATCAAAAGATCATTGGCAATTTGGTACTGTGGAGAATGGCATCAAAAAAATAGATCCTCTGTTACACTATGGTTGTTTTACACTGGGATTTGATAGAACAGACATTATTCAACATGTGTGCGATTCAATTAAAAATGTTAAACCAGAAATAGCAGAATCTTCAATATATGAAGAAGATTTAAAATTAAATCATGCCAGTTATGAACTATCCGATAAATTGTTTAATATGAGCAATGGATATAGAAGTTTTTTTGCTTTGTCAGGCAGCGATGCCAATGAAGGAGCAGTAAAATTATCTTCAGCATATCATTCAATTAAAAAAAATCAAAACAAAAATAAAATTGTAAGTTTTTATCGCAGTTTTCATGGATGCACTTTCCTTAATAGCAATCTTGGAGATTTGTTAGTGAATAATCCTTTATATACCATGAATAGATATGATGGAGTTATTAGATTAAACAGAGATTTTGATGTAAATTCTGTTGATTGGAATCAAGTGATGAGTATTATAGTAGAAACATGTTCGTGGGGAGATGATTTAACACCTAATTCAGACATTTTTTGGGAAAAAATAAAATATGTTCAAGAAAAATTTGACGTTATATTAATTGTGGATGATATTTTTATAGGAGGTGGCAAAACAGGCAATTATATTGGTTGGAAACATTTGCCCATACAACCTGATATTTTTACCATGGGCAAATCTATCACAGGTGGATATTTTCCTTTGAGTATAACCATGTACAATGAAAAAATACATAATATTTTACCCACTAATTTTGAATGGGATCACGGATACACTTATAGTTTTTCTTTGCCAGGCATAAACAGTGCTTTGAAATACATAGACATATTGGAAAAAGAACAAATATTAGACAAACATCAAAGCATCCAAAACACAGCTATTAAAACTATTCAAAGCACGGGTTTTGAAATATTGAATCGTTTTGGTTGTCTTTACATGATACGCAAAGGCAATTTTAAAAATTTATACATGATGCCTTTGAATGCTAACGATGAGTATTTTACAGTTTTAAAACAGGATTTAGATTACTATGACAATAAAAACAATTGATAATTTTTTCGATACACCAACATTGGTTGAGTTAAAATCTATTATTAAACATGAAATTGCCAATAATGAATGTGAACTACATTATATTGATCCAGAACATGCCAAGGATTCAAAAATAATAAAACAAATTGGAAATGAAATTACAGAATTTTCTGGACAAGTAGAAAATGATCACTATGGATTTCACAATTCCACATATTACATGTTAACAGGTGAAAGCAGAACATTTTGGTTAAAAAATTTAGTGAGCAAAAATGTTGTGTCCAAAGACATACTTAATACCATGGATTGTTTGGTGCGTTATCATGAAAATCATGCTCCATACGGGGGGCATTGGCATCTTGACAGCACTTATGAAAAGGACAATTCTATAGATTATGTAGGAGTAACACACTTTTTACACGATACTTGGGATATTAACGATGGAGGTCTTTTTCTTTATAAAGAAGACAAAGATGATACACATGGAAAATTTATTGAACCTACTCCCAACAGAATAATAATAAATTATACAGATCACATTCATGCTGTATCAACAGTGGTGGCAAAAAAAGGCGTTGTAAGATTATCAATGCAAATGTTTATAAATTACAAATATTTAATATAAAATTATGATCTACACAGAATTTGATCCATTACAAGAAGTAATTGTGGGTGATTGCTATGCTCCTGGAGATGTGGATAATTTTTTACCTAAAGAAAGTATTTCAAGTTTTAATAAAATATTAGAAGAAACCAAACAAGATCTCAACAATTTAACAGATTTTTTAAAAAAATCTAATATTAAAGTACACAGACCTGAAGTGCAAAAGTTTGAACAATCAATTCAGATGCCCAATTTTAAAATTAATTTACCTATATGCCCCATAGTGCCCAGAGATCAGTATTTGATTATGGGTCGTGATATCATACAAACATATACCAGTTATACCGACAGATATTTTGATTCTTTAAGTTATAGAAAGATTTTTAATGAATTATTTAAAGAAGGATACAACTGGATTGCTCAACCATTGCCTATGTTGATTGATTCAAAAATTGATGACAATTGGTACATATCAGACTCCATATACAAAGAAAAATTAGCAGATCAATTGTTGTGGCACACAGCCTCAGTGTTTAAAGCAGGCGATTCATTGATATACAACGGCAGAGGACCAGGTTCGCAATTAGGATTAGAATGGCTCAAACGCAATTTGAAAGAATTTAATTATATTGAAAATACAGGTGATACCATATTTAAAAATTATGGACACATTGATCATGGATTTTTGCTGATAGATGATAACACTGTGATACATGCTGGTATAGAATGGGTTCCTTTATGTTTACGCAATAAAAAATTAATTGATGTTAAAAATTTTGTAGGCACAGTTATTACAGACAACTATATCAATGATTATACTGCCACTGATGGAAAATATTCTAATGCTTGGTTAGAAAAATATTTGGCCAATTGGAGAGGATACACACAGGAGATTTGTTTTGATTTAAATGTATTAATTTTAGATTCAAAAAATATATTGTTTGGCAAACATTTGCCAGAATTATTTGAGTTTTTAAAAACACACAATATCAATTGTCATGTAGTCACACAAAGACATGAAGTGTATTGGGAAGGTGGTACTCATTGTTGCACTCTTGATGTGAAAAGAAAAGGTTCTAAAAGAAAAATAATTTAAATTTTTCTTAAATCAATATTACTAATATATAAATCTTGATTTAAAATATAATCTATTGTTCTAGTAATATCTTCAGCACTACAAGTAGGTTCATTGGATCTTTCTCCAGTCTTTGGACCATAATTAGCAATTCTTAACATGGTAAATTTGACCTGGGTTCCAAATGGTTTTTGTATACTCAAAGAATTATGTATCACATCAAGATGATGTTTTTGTTTAAGATATGTGATGTTAGCGTTAATACTTTCTAAAAGTTTTGGATGTATTTTAGTAGCTAGAGTGCCAAATGTGATAACATTTTTTAATCTGTGATTGCTCCATTGTTCATTAATGTTGATTAAAATTTGACTTTGAATATTATCTATGTGTGCTAAATTTATCAAACAATCACTGTCTAATGATTTTTTAATTAAAGAATCCATTTGTTCTTTAACATTTAAATCACACCCTGTGGATTTAGAAAATCCTAAACATTCGTGATTTTTACTAAGATATTCAAACAACATTTTGCCTATGTTTGACGTATGACCTGTGATAATTATTTTCATTATATTTTTATCCCCAAATATTGAAAACGTATTTTGGAATCAATCCACAATTAGACCCAGCGTGCCATGAAGTTCGTTTGGGCCATTTCCAAGTGGCTCCCATTTCTTGATTGTACAAACAATGATCTTCTACGATAAAAACATGTCCTGGTGCTGGAGGACTTATATGACAATGATATCTAACCATTTCTTTTTTGTGTTCTAATGTTTTTTCATCATCTGTAATATCCCAATGCCAAGGTGCTACATCACCAGGTTTTACTCTGCTGATCCAAGCATTGATATAACTTTTCATTCCAACCCATTCACAAAACTTTTCTGCTATCTTTTTATCAAAATTTGTGCCTGGTAGATACATATCCCAACTGGCATTGCCTCCTTCGTGTTTCATTTTATAGCCAGCCTCACGCAATGGCTTAGCCACTTCTTCCACTCCAGGCACATGATGTCCCACATCGTGTCTTGGACCTATGTAAGCACTCTGTTGATCTTCAATGCTTTTTATAACACTGTGCCAATCAATCACATCTTTGCAATTACCCACGTATTCAAGCATTTAAAAAATCTCCTGGCCATTTGCCATAATTCATTTTCACCGTTGATTCATACAATTTGAAAGTGTCATACAGTTCACCCACAAGACTTTGAGCAAATCTAGGATGATTGGGATCAAATAATATGGATTTTAACAATTCTTTGGACACGTATCTATCTTCGTCACAGGTACAACCATAAAGATCCATTATGCGAACTTTGTTTTTACTATCTAAGTAAAATGTATGTGGATACAAATTGGATTTGTGTATGTTCTGTGACAATAAGTCTGACAAAATATCTTTGATCTGTTGTTGCCAATTGGAAACTGTGGATATTTCACCCGTGTGTATGAGTTTGCTTAAACTACGATCATACCATTTGAATTCAATTGTTCTATTTCTGTGATCAATATTTAGAATTTCAGGAACATATGGTTTATTTTTTAACTTTTCTATGTAGTTGGTTTCTCTAGCAAACCAATTTTGTCTAAGATCGTCAGTCATATTGGGATTAACGAAATATTGATTATTGTTAAAGTTCATTTTAAATATGTCTTTATCAAGACTAATCAATGGTTCATACACCATGTTGGCTAATTCTATTTTGCCCAATTCATATTTGTAAAAATGATTCCAATCTTTAATCATGACTGATCCTTACATCAAATCCGCAATTGTCCAACACTTTGTTCACTTGTGGCAAATGAGTACGTTCTATTTCAAAACTTATTTCAGTTTCAGAAATTTTTTTAAATTTATTCACACATCCTTGCTTGTTTAATCTATTTAAAACTATGGAAAAACTGTGATCAAACAAATATCTCAAATTGTATGGTGGATTGTTCACTGTGATTTTAACAGCACAAGGATCTTTCAATTCAACTTTGTTCAATAACTTTCTTATGACCAATTGAATGCGTGATTTATATCCTAAATTAGCAGCAGAGTGTATGCGACCAGCGTCCATAAGATACACTTTGTTATCTACTTCAGTAGGGTATATTTTTAAATTTTTTAAATCATACAGATAACTGTGTTCACCTTGTAGTGTCAAATGATATCGGTCATCTATATCGGCATGAGCACAATAACTTTCGCCTGGTTCCAACACAATTATTCTTGCTTCGCCCACAGACCCTAATTGAGCAAAAAGATTCACAATGGGTGTTTTTTTGAATTCATCTTTCAGCTGCCAAACGTCATAGAAAAAATCTCCAGTGGGTTTATTCAACTGAGTTTTTGGTAAATCCAAAATTGGTAAACTTTCAAAGATCTCTTTGGCTGAACATGTTATATTAATTTGGTCAAGCATAGCTATACTTATCGTAAAAAATTATGTGAGCAGTTAATTACGATAAATATTCTGTCCATACTATGTCTAATTACAAACAGTTAAAAACGGTTTACGAAACCAGTGTCTTCAAAAATATTCTACATCTGATTGATGGAGTGTATGTTCCATTGTCTCAAAAATGGAAAAATATTGGCGTTAGTGTGAGTGGTGGTGCCGACAGTGCCTTGATGAGTTATCTGCTGTGCAATCTGATTACCAAAAATCAATTGGATATCACTGTTCATATTATTACCAATATTAGATGTTGGAAAACCAGACCTTGGCAGCGTCATAACAGCATAGAAGTTTATGGTTGGTTGACTGATAAATTTAAAAATATAAGATTCAAAAGACACGAAAATTTTATTGCTCCCGAATTAGAATGGGGATCCAAAGGACCCAGCATTGTGGATGAATATGGCAGATTAAAAAGTGGCAATCAAATAGAATTAAGAGCACATGCTGAATATGTGGCTCACACAGAAAAATTAGATGCTTGGTACTGTGGAGTGACCAAGAATCCTGATAAAGAATTTGATCAACGTTTGACAGATAGAGATGTGTTTATTGACACAGTTTCTGATGCTCTGTTGGACAAGTTAATCAAAGCACACATGGGCGGCTTTGCATGTCACCCATTCACTTATGTACAGAAAGATTGGATAGTTGCTCAATTTAAAAGATTAGGCATTATGGACCTATTTGATCTTACTCGCAGTTGTGAAGGTGATCTAAACACATATCCTGAAATCTTTGGTGACTTAGATTACAGAACTTATGTGCCAGGGTCGCCCGTACCTGTGTGTGGCAAGTGTTTTTGGTGTCAAGAAAGACAATGGGGAGTGGATAAATGTCAAGATTAATTGTGTTTGGTTGTTCATACGCATATGGCACAGGATTACCTGACTGTAAAAACTGGCTTTTTGATATGATACATAATTTAAAGCCCAGTCAATTAGGATGGCCCAAACTGTTGTCTGAAAAATTAAATTGTGAATTAATTAACGAAAGTTTTCCTGGTTCAAGTAATACAGAAATATTATACACTTTGCTTAAATTTAAGTTTCAAAATAATGACAAAGTGATTATTATGTGGACTCATTATGCTAGAGATATGTTGTTTAACAATCAACACAAATTTCCTTTTTTTAGAAATAGATTAGGACCATGGGGTAAAACACATCAAGAACGCAAATGGGCAGAGTATTTAAATGAAAAAGATTATGCTATGAAAAGTTGGTTTAATATACATCATGCAGATTTATATCTACGCGATAAAAATATTCAATACATTCATTATCCAGCTACTCCAGAAGAATTTGATAAAAATAAATTGGATTTTATTAAAGTTAACAATTACCATAACACTGGTATAACTGTGTTAGACAAAGCCACAGATGACATGCATCCAGGAATACAAAGTAATATTGACACAGCAGACAAAATACATAAGATTTTTAAGGAATACAATGACAGATCATAATGAATATTGGATGAATCCTGAAGATTCACAATTGGGCAAATGGCAGAGAGAAATAGAATCTGTCACAGGCACTCCCACTTACTGTATATTGCCTTGGATACATTTTGCCACCAGACCCAACGGTGATATGAGATTGTGTTGTTCAGCCAACGCCAGTGGTGCTGGATCTGATCACACAGTGGGTATTATTAAAAAAGAAGATGGCACACCTGCCAACTTTGGTGTGGATACTCCTATGAGTGCTTGGAACAATGATTACATGAAAAGTGTGCGTACCACCATGTTGAAAGGTGAGATACCTGCCAGTTGTCGCAAGTGTTTTGATGAAGAACGTGTAGGAGTGGTGAGTAAAAGAATATGGGAAACTGGCACATGGCATCGAGATGGAGTGGATGTGCCGGAACTGATACGTCAAACCAAAGAAGATGGCACAGTGCCTGAAAAATTATTGTATTTGGATCTGCGTCTAGGACACACTTGTAATATCAAATGTGTGATGTGTTCTCCACATGACAGCAGCAAATGGGTGAATGACTGGCAACAACTGATGCCACAATTACAAAACAAAGAAGTTAAAGACCAGATTCAATGGGACAAAAAAGAATTTAATAACTTCTGGCATGAAAAAGATACTTTCTGGCAGGAAATGTATCGCCAAATACCCAATTTAAAACAAGTATATTTTGCTGGCGGTGAACCATTGATGATCAAAGAACACAAAGTGTTTATTGAAGAAATTATAAGACAAGGTTATCAAGATCGTATATTATTACGTTACAATTCCAATGGTATATTAGTGGATGAAGATTTAATCAAGTTATGGAGTAAATTTAAAAAAGTTAAATTTGCTGTGAGCATGGATGCCACACATCAGCGTGATGAATACATACGTTTTCCCACACAATGGGCCACAGTGGAAAAGAATTTACACATGTTAGACAATACTCCTGACAACATACAAGTGAGTTTGGCTACTGCTATACAAATTTTTAATATCAAACACTTGCCTGATTTTATGAAATGGAAAATACAGAGTGGATTTAAAAAATTAAACGTAGGCACTGTGCCTGGTGGAGTACAAATGGGTGGTGGATTGGTTAACATGCATTTATTATACATACCAACTTTTTTAAGCATACAAATATTACCCCGAGAAGACAAACAACAAATAAGAGAACTGTTTATGGATTTTAAAGATTGGTTGTGGCACAACTATAGACAGGACGATGATTTTTGGAAAATAAATCCTTATGGATGGAGACGTTGGGAGGCAGTACTGATGCACATGGAAGCCAAAGATAATTCTAGACTGCTGCCTGGATTTAAGGAGTATGTGAATAAATTGGATGCTATCAGAGGATTGAGTGCTGCTAAAATTTTTCCTGAATTGAAACATTTACTATGATAACACAAGTTTATAACCCTCAGCCCAAAGACGTTTTACGTGTGGAGTTTATGATAGGTAACACCTGTAATTACAAGTGCTGGTATTGCTTTGAAGGTTCACACGAAGGCACACATCGTTGGACCAATGACTTGGAACAACTGGTGGCAAATTTTGTTCATTTGTTTGATAGATACAAAACCATAGGCAAACGAAAATTAGAACTGCACATAGTGGGAGGAGAACCCACATTGTGGCCACAACTGGGAGAATTTGTAGAAAAAATACGTGATCAAATCCCTTCCCATATTTCTATCAGCAGTAATGGCAGTAGAGCGTTAAGATGGTGGGAGCAATATGCTCATGTATTTGATAAAATTTTATTAAGTTGTCATCATCAACAGGTACAAGTGGAAGATTTTATCAAAGTGGCTGATATGTGTCATAAAAAAGGACGCAGTCCTACTGTGATGATGTTGATGGATCCCACAGCATGGCAGAAATGTCTGGATTTAATTGAAAAATTAAAAACCAGTCGTTACAGATGGTTTATAGTGGCCATGGAAGTCATGCACAAAACTATTAAATTTACTGACAAACAAAAAGCATTTGTATCTAAACCAATCAAACGCATGCCTAATATCTGGACTTTGTTACGTCAATCCAAACATATGAAAGGATCTCCTAAAGTAAAATTTGAAGATGGATCTATTAAATCTGTAAACAGAAACTGGATTGTATTAAATAAACAGAATGATTTTTATGGATGGATGTGTAATATTGGTGTTGACAGTATGATGATAGATCCTGCAGGTATTATAACCTCAGCTTGTAGAACAAAATTATTTGAACAATACAATATCTATGATAAAGATTTTGTTAAAAAATTTAATCCTAATATTAAACCTAAAATTTGCGATAAAAAAAATACTTGTATGTGTCAACCTGAAAGTTTATTGGATAAATTTAAACTTTAATTTTTGTAATATTGATATCTGCAGCACAAGTGCACCATGTGCGAGTGCAATCAACAGGCGCTGTGGGTCGTACAAAAGTGTCTTGATAAATGTTACCCAAAGTGCCACCCACTCTACAAGTGGCTCGGTGAACTTCACCATCCCAATTGATCATTAAACTTTCCACTCCAGACATACAACTCCATCCTTGGAATTTATTGGTTTTGTTGATCAGCAAATCATTCACATTGCATTCCACTGTGTTGTCTATGAGAGTATTTTTTGGTGGTGTGTGATTGCTCACTGCCAAAAATTCTTTTTCTTCCTCACTGTAATGAATCATGTCTTCGAAATCATCATGTGTTTTGGTCCAGCGTATAGGTCTCAGTGCATAGCGTATGCCCGCATCTAAAAGAGCCTTGCAAGCGTCTTTAACGTCTTTTAAACGTCCTGGTAGCATCATCATATGCACTAGAACATTTTTGTTGACAGACTGTGTATAAACCTTGATAATTGTGTTTATGACCCTTTGCCAATCGGATTCAAAATGCACACTGAATACCATATGATTGATATAATTTTCCAAAATATTTTGGTAGAATTCCACAGTTCTGGTACCATTGGTGGTGACGTTGATCCAACTGATTTTATTTTTGGCATGTTGTAATAACTGTTCTATGTTTGGATGCACACAAGGTTCTCCACCAGTCAAACTGATTCGCACATTGGGTATTGTGCTCAGTGTGTCCACAGTGCGTTTCAATATCTCTATATCAGTGTGTTCACTGTGATTGTCATGTATTTCTGCTGGACAATAACTACAATCTAAATTGCATCGTTTGCCAAGATTCCATTCCACTTTGACACTGTTTCTAATATGAGGATACAAGTGTTCCACTTTAAACATAGTCAGCAAACTCCGGGTTTATTTTTTCAAAAGGTCCTTGATTTCTTGTGATGTCCAATTTGCGATTAAAGTCCACACAATCCATCCAGTATTGATTAAGATCTCTGGCTTTTAAAAAATTAATGTTGTCCTGTATTTGTTGCAGAGTAATTTTTTCTAATATTGGATGTTGTTTGACCAATGCATAATCTTTTATTTGAGGTTTCATTGCTTCCAATTTGTCTATCACTTGATTTTTTAATTTTGTAGGCAACACTTGAGCACTCAACGCTCTGGGATAATTTACCCTATGACTGTAAAACACAATGCCCAGATCATTTAAAAAGTAATCAATCACACGATCTATTTGCATGATATTGTTGGCTTGTACTGTGAATGCTCCCACTATTCTACTCACTGTGGGTATTTGTTTCATTATTTTTATGTTGTTGACCACATCCATAAACTTGCCATTACTTCGGATATATTCATAAGTGTCAAAGATTCCGTCAATGCTCACATTCACTGCCACACTTTTGAATTTGGGCCAGTATTCTTGTATGGTTCTTCCACCTTTGATGCCCAACACTGTGCCATTGGTGGCATATTTGATTTCAATGTTGGATCCATTGGTGCTTAATAAATCTAATATTTTGTAATGGGTGGGATCCATCAAAGGTTCACCACCAGCAAATTCCACACGTTTAAAATAAGGAATAAGTTTTTTTAAATTGTCCCAAAAGTGTGGTTTATCTTCGAAAAGATCCACATGCGGCGCTTGTGTCAGACCAAGATCTTCCACGGCTTTGACCAAGTAATTGTTTTCTTTCTTGTAATGATCCACAATGCTGTTCCAATCTTTCCATTGTGTGCTGTCTAATGGATTACACATACGACATTTTAGGTTACACAAGTTGTTAATTTTGATTTCCATAGTGGGCAGTTCAAAAGGCATGGTATAATCTTCTTTTAAACTATCTAAAGCTGTGGGATAAAGATTGATCCTTGATTCTGGAATATTGTCACTGATGTGTCTTTGTCGCAAACTTTGCACTCCCTGATCTTCCAAATCAAAACAAGGTGCACACACATTAGGTCGCTCATTGTTCAACACCTGATGTCTTACTTCACGCATTTTTTCATTGTTCCATGCTTCTTCCATGGTCTCATTCTGTATGTTTCCAATGGGTAAACTTCTACAACACACCTTAATAGCACCATCTTCTCTGGTGGCTAATCCTGTGAATGGATGCATGCAGAATGTACAACTTTTATTTTTCATAACAGTATTTAAATTTCCCAATCTTCTTTTTGATGCCATGTGGCTTTATAACATTTATTAAGACTTTGTTCAACAAAATCGCTCACATACCCTACATATTTGGGGTAATCAGCCAATCCAGACCATGCATGACCCGACACAATTAGATTAATTTTTGAATTGTTATTTTTTAAAATTTTAATCAAGTTGTTTTCTGCATTGACTCTTTTAACAAAACTATTAAAAGCTGCTGTGGGTTCATAACAAAATACATTGCTCAAATGCATTATAGTGTTATGGTCATTTATCACAGGTATATTAAAATTATTTAATAAATCACACTCATGATAACTGAATTTTATTTTTTTAACCATATGCCATAAATGTTTTATTGTTTCAAAATTTTGATTAATTTCTTCTTTTGAATTAATCCAATCGTTAGTGTCATTAGATTTTATAGATTTTAAAAAAGCATAATAATCTGTGCCATCAAAATTTTCCACAATATTTTTCATGTAGTATAAAGAGTTTGGATTATAATCATAAAAAGAAATCAAAGTATCATTGTTATAACCATATTTGTTGACATAATGCAACCAGTTGAATCCGCTAGCAGGAGTAATCAATTGTGTTATAGGACCATTAATGTTTATCTGTTGTGGTTCTTCTGTGTTAATAGGATAAAACAATCTAGTGGATGAGAATTTAGATTTTTCATAAATGTGTTGATTGTTTTTTAAAAATTCGTTCTCATATTGAGCATAATAACATTGTTTGCTGTTACGAATAGCTGCATCAAATATTAAAACAGTTTCATTGTTTTCCAACCCTACACTTAATATATTATTACCATGCCATAAATGTTGATATTGTTTTTTTGTAGTACCTGATTTAATCCATAAAGGAGTATAATCATCGTGATAATTTTCTTCACTTCTAATAGGTTCAATATGTTCGTGAGAAACATTAGGTGTTGGGTGAGTTATGTGTGGCATTCCATATTGAATATATTTTTTTAAATTTATCACATAACATTGAGAGTGTAATTCGTAATATCCTTCTTTTCTATCCAACACATGTCCAGCCAAAAAGAAATCTTTAACGCATAATTTTTTTAATTCTTTAAAAAAATTTGATCCTGTAAATTCAGTATCAGCATCAAATACCACAGCATGCGTGTATTGATCTGCTATTCTAGGTAATATATTATTTGTATCTAATCCATTAAACACATCATACCCTTTTACACAAATGTTACTGATACTGTAATCAGCAATATTTTTTATAATTTCTTTATGATCATTATTTTTAATCAAATGTGTGTTGTCCACACATACAAAAACTATATCAGATCTTTTGTTTAATCCACTAAAGAATATCATTTTTTATAGCACTTTTAGCAATTAATTCACAGAATTTTTCACGTTGATTGCCCACGTGTGCTTGAGCAATCATGTGTATTCTATCTTCTGTGCTGTTGTTTTTTACTGTGTGGTTATTCAGTATATTGATTAAAAATACACTGCCTGGTTTCCAAGGCACTATGCCGTGATTTTCTATTTCCATAACACAATCTTTGGGGTGAGTAATGCTTAAATTAATGGGTAATAAATAATTTAATAAATCAATATCAGGTGGCATATTGCTGGGAGCATCATTGTGCAATCCCACATATCCATTAGGTGCTAATTTCATAAATCTAACTCTAGTATATTTTTCTGCAGGAAAATTTTTCCAAAATTCAGTGGCTTTTGGAGCCAATTGTGTCAATGCAGTCCAATGATAAGGAGCATTTAATTCATTCGTGTGTCCATAATGTTGTGCCACTTGGGTTTTAGTAATGCCTAACCCATACACACAACAACTTTGCCATCCTTTGTGGTTTTCTCCTTCTCTATGATCCACGTAAAAATCATTCACAGCAGATACTTCTTGATGATCAATGTAATTTTCAAAAGAAATATCTAGTTGCAACCAACCTATTTGTTTTTTTTTAAATTTTTCCAATACTTGTTTGGTTATTTGTTCATTATTCATTGTTTTTACCTACAATCATAAATCTTTTGTATTTTTCTGTTTGTAATTCACTAGGTTCCACAATAGGATACAATTTGCTATGGTTTACAAACTGATTTAAATCCTTCATGGGGTTTACATGTTCAGGAATCACATAGTCATTGCTTTGCAACACAATAATTTTGTCTTTGGGTATTAAATTTAACCATTCATTGTACTGTTCTGTTGTCAAATGCTCACACACTGTGTTGATAATCATGTCATAACGATTGTAATCTTTATAAGTGAGCATGTCTTGAGTAACAGCACGGAATCTACCAGACATTTCATACTGTTTGTTCATGGTATTTGCTGTGTTTTCACACTTGCTGTCTATGTCCATGCTGGTTATTTTATTCACATACAGATCACTGTTGAATAAAAGTGTGGCCATCACTCCATACCATCCACCACAAATTAAAATATCCATGCTGTGTGCTCTGGGTAATTTTTTTAATTGTTCAATCAACCATACTTTGCTGTTGATTTGACCTTTCCAGAAACTTTCCAATGTACGATATCTGTCATCAGATTGTCTGATAGCATCCATCCAAAATAAAACGTCTTGTATATTAATTTTCAACAAATTGTGCTCCTAGTTTATCAAATGACCCACATTGTTTGGTGCATTCTTTCAATCCCACTGTGCTCCATTGTGTTTCTATTTTTGAAAAAAATCCATTATCAAATATTTCTTTCAATGTTTCGCGATGAAGATTGGGAAATTCTGAAATTTTTTCCATATAATCTACTCTGGATTCTTGCATGGGTGGTATCCATTCCATATCCAACCAACAACAAGGTGACACATTACCACAAGCACTCACATACAACTGTTTATATTTCTGTGCTTTACAAACAATGTGTGGTTTGACTTCTTTTTGTGCTGCTTCAGACAACGGAATCATATCCAAACTGGTTTGAGTGGGTTTGATTCTGTGTGTGGGTCTACCCAAGTCATCAATCACTTGTAAATAATCCTGCTTGAATCTAGAAGTGTGTTTGATTGAAAAATCCACAAAGCCCATGTCTTTGGACATTGTTCTACACTGTTCAATTTGATGTTCATTGTGAGCAAACACCAACATGTGCCATTTGGCCACTCCACTTGCTGAGATAAATGCTTGAGCATTTTCAATTATTTTATTGAAATCTGTGCTGATTCTATAAAGATGATGGGTATCTGCCAAACCATCAATGCCAAATGTCACTGTTACTTTCAATTGAGCCAATCTTTGCCACCATTCTGTATCTCTAGCACTGCCGTTGGTGTGCATGGCCAATCTAATGTTGGGATTTAGTTCACGCAAGTACTGATATATTTCCAATGTGTCTTTGGATATGATAGGATCTCCCAAATTACCACACATGAATAAACTGTCCAATTGTTTTATGAAGTTTGGTTCAAACCATTGTTTGAATACACCTAAAGTTATTTCGTCCAATTTGATAAATGGATTTATTGGTCCTCCACTGATTCTTCTAGGACACATGGGACATTTGGCTTGACACTTGCTGGTGATTTCCAAATGAATATCCTTTATATCTTGGTATCTATACATGTCGAGCCTTGGGTATTTTTGAATCTGCTGAACTCACACAAGTGGGAGTTATACAAACTTTTGGTTTATCAAACAATTTGAATCCCTGTTCTATGTTACCCAGTGGTTGATCATGACAACTGTAACTTCTTTTGACTTCTCCGTTTGGTTCTCTAATGACACAACTCTGATATCCAGCATTACAGTGCCATCCTTTGAATTTATTGAAGCCAAAAGCATTGAATCTCTCTGCTTGATCCATGTAATACTTGTTGCCTTGAGCATCCTGCATTTCAATTTGAAATAAGTCTTTATAATTTTCACCTTCTTGTATGCGTTGAGGAAATCCTGTTTGTAAAGTGTTCAGTTGATCTCGAGTATAACCTTCAATAACAAAACTTGCTGTGGGATCACTCTGTGGTTTCAGTGTAACATTGATACCTCTGGAGTGGAATCTTGCACATCTATCATAGTATTCAGCAAATCTATCAGGCACCATCACTTGATTAATTGTGACAAACACATTATTCTTCATCAACAGTAATATTTTATCTCCAAATTTTTGTTCATCAGCGAATTCAGCATGAAAGCTGGCAGTGATACTTCTGCGGTTCAATGTTTTTGTGGCTTCCAACCATCTTTCCCACCACTTTTCTGAAGGACTTAGGTTGGTGGTCATGTGAATACTTTGATATTCTGGAGCAGTATCAGCACTATAATGCTGTACCAATTGTAAAAAATCTTTGTAGGCAGTGGGTTCTCCACCTGAAAAACTGAAATGATAGTCTGTGAATCCATTCTGTCTGGCCTGTCGTTTGATTTCATCCACCACTCCTGTGTAAACTGACAATGGTCTGTGATCTTTCTGTTTGCTTTTGGCATAAGGCCAGCAGTAAGAACAATCATAGTTGCAAAAACGAGCCAAGATCCAACTCACAGAAAACAATTTACTGTTCAACATGGTGCGTTGACCAAAGTTTACAATTTTATCAAATGGAATGTTGGTATCTATCATAATATTTTTTTCTCCATGTGTGGAAATTGTCCCACAAATACTAATTTTAACCATTCAAAGTTATTGATCATTCTCAAAGCATCTGAATTACCTTGGTTGTCCGTGCCGTACACTCTGCCTGCCAGTGCTCCAGCAATGGCATACTCTCCGCATGGTTTATCATCTCCCACTGTGCACCAAATCAATAATCTTTTTTCAGTTTCTTTGTCCACCTGACGATCGATTACCTTGCTGCTGAGCTTGACACACTCTCTAAAAGCACTTTTCCATGTGTTGAATGGATCTGTATTGAACACAGTGGTGTTGGATACTTCATGCATAGCTCTAAACCTATTAGATATGCTGGTGGTCATGTCTATTCTATTGGGATCCATGTTCATCGTGAGTCTTTTGGGCAGTAATTTTACTCCGCCATAACCATACTCCAGTTCATTGATGGGATTTCGGCTTCTCCACACATGCACAGCATTTAATTCATTAGGATCCACTTGGAAATCAAACATAAAATCGTCTTCAATCACTGCATCACCGTCTACCACCCAAAACATTTTGGTCAAACTCAATGTGGCAGCTCTGATATGTGCTTGTTGAATGCCTTTTATGCCGTGAACTCTTTGAGCCAATGGAAATCTTTGTTTCAATAGAGAGTAATTTTGATCTGCATTGGGTTCATTATAACTTATAAAAAATATATCGTACATCATATGGTCTTTCTTAACACTCTAGGCGAATTAATATACACCTTTTTAAAAAATTTACTCTGCTCAGCATTCAAAGGTTCAACAGGCAATTCCATTGATTGTTTTTTAAGTATTTCTTTACCAAGATCTTTTATTCTTTCAAGACATTTTTCTTGATTTTGAGATATCTGTTGACTAAAATCCGACCAAGTCTGATCCAGATATTTGAAATCTCTAGTCAAACTAATATTCCAATCAGTACATATGGTTCTGTAACAACCTTCTCTAGCACCAGCAATGGCCCAAATGCCATTCTTCACATCCATACCCACTGTCATCCATATGATTAATCTATGATAATTTTGCCACCACAGTGTTTTATAGTCTTTTACTCTGCTGTCTTTAGCAATACTCATTTTTACACCTTCACGGAATCCTGCTCTCCATGCTTGTTTGGGAGTACTATTGATGTAACTGGTGGAATAATTTTCATTAAACTGAAATAATTTGTCAAAATAACAAAACTCAATTAAATTTCTGTCTTTGCCTTGATAGTTTTCATGAGTTTTCATCTCATTAACAAATGTTCTGGTCCATAATTTAATACTGCCATTGCCATATTTTAATCCATTTAAATCAATGTGTCCACACCAACTAAAAATATATGAATTATCCATGCCCATGCTGTCCAAATCAATCACTAAATTAATAAATTTTTCATCCAATTGAGTATCACCATCCACAGTAACAAAATATTCTGTGTCAGACAGTGCAGCACAGGCTTTATGAGCTGTGTCTGACCCAAATATACCATGCACTCGTTTGGCCCATGGCATTTTCTTTTTTAAATCAGCATAATTTTTATCAGCATTGGGCTCATCATAACTTAAAAATATGATATCACAATCTTTGATAGCAATTTTATTCATTGATTTCCTCATATTTGTAATCAAATGTTTTACGACAATACAGGTCCACGCTGTGTTTTGGGTCATAACTTACATTTATGATTCCTTGTTCTAGTAATTCTTTCATATCAATAACAAATATATTATCTAATATACTACCATCGTTCTTTTTAGTAGCAAAAAAATAGTGATCTTTAGAAGAATTTTTTATAAAATAATCTTTCATACTATCTTTAAACTGTTCTGTTACTGAAAACATTAAATTTTTTTCTTTTTTATTCAATCTAATTGAAATACAATTATTATCGTTGACTGCTGTTGTGATTTTATAAATATTTTTATTAATAACAGTATCGTTTGATTGTGTGTTGTTGTAAGAATCTTTTTGTATCACATATTTTTTAATTAACTTGTAAGCATTATCAACAAAAATCACTTTGTAATTGCTCATAACTTCTTTACCAGTAACAAAGTCTATGCCTAATTCCTCATTGATAGCCAACCCATCAGCAATATAACCTCCCTGACAGGATTGAATTTCTCCGGTAAACTTATCAAATTTTAAATATCTAAATTTTTGATTATCCATTGTAGTTTTTTTCCAATTGATTCATTAATTGTTCACTTAAAAATTCAGGTTCCACATAATGCAATATACCTTGCTGTAAAAAGTTACCCAGTTTTATTCTTTTTTCTGAATCATAATATATGTTAATTTTTTCCATCCAGTGATCTGGTGTATGTTCCCACCCTTGACTGTGTGGTTTCATATGTGTGAATCCAATATAAGGTACTTTGCTGGTAATTTTTTCAGTTATGCCTAATAATTTACTTGCTATGGCCACACTCACATCCATACTGCACCAAGTTTGTGTGTTGTTGGGTGTGTATTTTTCATAGAATAATTTGTAATTCAAAACTATTTGTTTTAATAATCCTAAAAAATCTCCATTGTTTCGACATTTTTTATAGTAATGCATGCCACAATATAAATTAGGCAATTGATTATTTTTAAAAGTTTTACGATAATAAGTGGAATTAGCAATTTCATTTCTGTATGTTCTTACTTGTGTGGTAAAAAATAGATCAAAATTCTTTAAAAAATCCCACCAATGACTGATATCACTGCATATCAGCATGTCAGCATCCAATATGATTGAATGTTCATATGGTGTGGCTTGATAAATTTTATATCTATTTTCTATTTTCCATTCAGAATTTACTGCATCATCATCTCCTGGTATATCCACGATATAATCAAATAATTTTTTCATATAAGCAGGCACATTCACATTGGTAATTAAACACACTTGACTGAGAGGCATGTGTGTTTTTATACTCAAAGCCAATGCGTATGCTTGACGCACATAATCCACTTGATTATTTTTTTGTGCAAATATACAATATCCTTTAGATTCTAACACGATTTAATCCTTTGTCTATAATTTTATCCAGTGCAAATTTATTCATGATGTGTATATTGATACCTTTAACACTCATAGGCATGTACTGATTGTTATCAATAGCTAGAGAAAAATTCCAAACTTCTTTATTAAAAGAATTTACTAGATCTCTATCAGTAATATGATACAAACTGTCTGGCAATGAATAAGGCCATACTCCTTGTTGAAATCCATTTATCATATGTATGGCTATGCTGTAAGCAAAATCGTTTCTAAATGACGTGTCCACTATTTGATAACTGAATCTATAAAATTGCCAATCATCTTTGATATGCTGTATTAGTTCAAATAGTTTTTTAACTCTCGTGGTCTTTTTAAAATAAAACACAGTGGCCCAATACATATCAACACCTGTATCACTGATAGCTTTTAATTTAGATTCTGATTTACTGGAATAATTGATATAAATGGATTTTTTGTGTATAAGAAAATCTTCGTTGGATTTGAAACATTTAGACAAATTATTATTACAAACAATATAATCTGAATCCATCACAAGCGTTTCATCATAAGGGCTTAACTCATAAGCAGTGGAACGCAAATGGTTTTTCCATTGATCTGTGACATGCTTGTTTTGCCCATCATAAAAAGTTTTTTGTTGAGCAGTGCTGTAATCAGGCACAGAGATAATTTTATCAAAAATTATTGCTTGTTTTTTATAATTTTTTTCAAGATGTTCCTGATTGGAAGTGATCAGTGTTACTGGAAGTTTTAAATGTTTTCTAATTTGTTGAGTGCAGAATATGGCCTGCTTGACATAGTCAATGCTGCTATTGTTATGAGCATAAATTATTATACCTTTTTTCATGCATTGTCCTTGACTTCACCTTTGGTTTTTAACAATTCATTGTATTCAGTATAATATGAATTCAAATTGCTTTGATACAAATCTATAATGTTATCTTTAAAATCTACAAGATTTTTAATCAATACAGGATTTTGATAATCATCCAATAGTATCACATCTTGAGTTCTTTCAGCAGCAATCAAAATATCACAATGTGATATCAGTGCAGATGTTATTGTGAACTGATGTCCTTCTACAAAAGCAATATTGCTGTCCAAAAATTTATTCTTCAATATTTTTAATTGATTGTTAAAACTGGACATTGCATCAGTAACTATTAATAATTCAGCAACAACGTTAAGATTTTTAATCATAAATTTTATAATAATCCTTACTAGAATTATATGTTATTTCTAGCTAAAAGTCAACAAATATGGATTATGATTGTATTTAGATATGAACAGTTAGGTGGTATTAGGAATTGGTAAAATTAAGCAGTAGTAATGTTGCTGCCCATGCTACCAAAAGCGGGAGCCACAATGGTCAATCCATCAGTCAATGCACTGTCTGGTCTTTTGTCCGAAACAGTTATGGTCAAACTGCCATCCACATCTTCGTCCACGTTTCCTGCTGCGTCATCACGCAGGTTAATGGTGAATTGAATGGCCATTTCACTAATGTCTGTGAATTTTGCACTCACTGTGAAATAGTTGGCAGCATAAGGTGCTAGTGGATTGCTGGATGTGTAGATCGTTTGATCTGCTGTGGTTAAATTTAAAGCGTTGATGGAATTTAATGTGCCTGATGCACCTGTTTTGGTTGAAGAATTACTGAATGACAATGTGCCCATGCCTGAAAATAAAGCATTCCATTCAGTTACTTTGCTGGCAGCACTGCCTGAAATATTCATTGAGATTTGCACAGCACTGCCTGTGTTGAAATAATATCTTTTAGCATTAACGCTGGCAAATGTCACTGTGAATGTTCCTGTACGCAATCCATTCCATACGGGCGTTCTTGTGTAGGTAGAACTGGTGGAATTGATAGCAAATCTTCCTGCGTTTGAAGTGTTTCTGTTTGTGGTGATTGTGTCTGCAAGAGTTTCAAATTGAACATATCCTGTGCCTGCTCCACTGTTGTTATCATCCACAGTCACAGTAGTGTTTACTGTTCCTAAAGTGGGATAAGATCCTGTTTGATGTATGTGGGCTTTTCTAATATCCAAACGCAAATCATTCAAATGATTGTCTTCAATCAATTGTGATACTGCCACGTTAGAACTAACAACTGTTTGTCCATAACCACTGTCTCCAGTGCCTTGACCCAGTACTGTGGCCACTTTGTTTTGAATTAAGTTGTAACGTTCTGCTGTTATTTGAGCACCTACTGTCATAATTTATTTCCTGTTAAAAGTATTTAGTTGGGTTAAAGTGTCCCTGAATGATTTTAGATTATTGGTCATTTTGGATTACTTGATAAAGCACTCAACAGTTGTAACTGTGATTCTTGAATCTGCTTCCAAAGCCACAGCAAAGTAGTCTGATCCTGTAACAACAACTCCAACTCCCGGAGTAGAACCAGTACCAATTTTGTCGCCTTTGG